AGCGTAGAGGGCGGCTCTGAAGAATACAATCAGTTGATGATTGATAAGTATCAGAACCAAGCAGCGGACGCAGAAATGGGCAACCAGCCCGACCCTGTGCCGGTTACTCCAATGCCGGACGGCGGTTTCGAAAAATTCTATAACGCCAATACTGGCGAATATAATTGGGAGAACCATGCCAAAGAACTTACTTACCGGCTACAAAATCAAACAGACAAAACTGAATATGATACGGAGAAAGCCGATAAGAAGGAACAAGAAGAGCAACAGGCAGTCAACGACATCATCACCCAAGCCGGACTCAACGGCGACACGCTCCGCTCACAACTTGAGCAAACGGGAGATTTGGATGATGAAGCCTATGCCGCGTTGGAGCGGGTCGGACTTCCGCGAGATATCGTAGAAACCTATGTTGAAAACCTAAACTTCAGACGTGAGTCTCAGATCAATCAGGCTCTCGACTATGTGGGTGGTGAACAGGCATGGCAAGAGATGTCCGCGTGGGGTGCTAACAATTTAAGTGAGGCTGAGATCAATCAGTATAACGAACTGTTAGCCACACCTGAGTGGCGTATTGCTGTCGATGCAATGCGTGTTCGCATGGGTGACGCCGCGCCTAATCGCTCTCCTGAACCCTCTTTGGTGTCAGGTCAGACACGGAACGGCTCTACGTTTGGGTATCGCTCTAAGTCTGAAATGAAGAACGATATGTCTGACCCACGATATCAGTCAGACCCAGCATTCCGCATGGAAGTCATGCGTAAGATGCAGTCTGCAACGTGGGATTTAGACGCGTAACTTTTGGGGGCAGTGTGCAGATTGCACATTTGCCCCTATTTTTGTGCAATTCCAGCAATCTTCTGCCCGATAAATTCGAGCATAGGTGATGCACAGTCAGTATAGCAGACCCGATAAGTCGGATAATCTGTGTAGAAAGCGTGACTAACCTTATCAAAATCTGAACTCAACTTAATTTTCTTGGAGAGAACTTATGGCTACAGGAACTGCCTCTAGCCCCGTTCGTTTTGGTAAAGGCCAGTCGAGTCCTGTTGATAACCGTTCCTTATACCTCGATCTATTTGGGGGTGAGATTATTACAGCGTTTGATAACGCAACGGTCACTCTGGACAAGCACACGGTAAAATCCCTTAGCGGCGGTGCTAAATCATACCGTTTTCCGAAGACGTGGAAGGCCGAAGCCGAATATCATACGCCTGGCACTGAATTGCTTGGCAATGATTTCACGACCGGTGAACTGACAATTAACGTAGATGACATCCTAGTATCGCACTATGCGATTGCTGACTTGGATCGTATCTTGTCGCACTTCGATATGCGCTCAATCATTTCAGGTGAAATGGGTCGCGCGTTGGCGAAAGTGTTCGATAAGAACGTATTCCGTCAGTTGATCCTAGCAGCGCGTGATGCTGGTTCGTCTCCGTTTCCGGGTGGTGAATCCATCACTGACGCATCACTTGCGGCAACTGCCGGTGTCTACTCAGGCATCGATTGGATTGACGCAATCCGTGACGCAAACATTCGTCTTTACAACAAAGATGTTCCGGAAGATATGCCGCGCTACCTTGCGGTTACTACCGAAGTCTTTGACGCAATCAAGTATGCGAAAGACAGCAATGGTCAATATTTGATCCTCAACCGTGACTTCCAAGCGGATACCGCTGGTGGCATTAGTTCACGCGGCGAAACCATCAAGATCGATGGTGTTACCGTTGTTAAGTCACGCAACATCCCGAACTCTGATGAGAGCGCGGCAACCGGTGTTTACTCTAAATACCGTGCAGATTTCCAAAACACCGTTGGTGTTATGTGGTGTCCGCAAGCCGTTGCGACTGTCAAACTCATGGACATTTCGATGGAAAATGAGCGCGATGTGCGGCGTCTTGAGGATTTCATGGTTGCCAAAATGTTTGTCGGACATGGCACTATGCGTCCTGAAATGGCGGTCGAATTTAAGACTGCTTGATTTATCGGGGGAGTCACGATATGTGGCTCTCCCTTTTTTTTACAATAGGAGACAGCGATGAGTCTGACTAAACTTGAGGCTGTCAACATCGTCCTAGACGCCATTGG